ATGGCTGTATTAGAAAATGCAAGACATGAGAAATTTGTGCAGTGCCTCATCCGGGGAATGAGCCAGAGAAAGGCTTACCGCGAGGCATTTCCTGCTTCACAGAAATGGAAAGATACAACCGTCGATGTAAAAGCAAGCGCTTTGTTTTCAGATGGTAAGGTTTTGGTAAGGTATAGTGAGCTTCAGGAAGAGGCTAAGGATAACGCCATTATGAAAAGAAAGGACCGCATGATTGTATTAAGCGATATAGCGGCTGACGGTAATGAAAAAACGGAGGCAAGAATCAAGGCGATAGATACTCTGAATAAAATGGACGGAGAATATACCGGTAAGCTTGAATTGTCGGGTGAGATTAATTCTAAAAACCCTTATGCCGGTCTGACTACAGAGGAATTAAAGAAGCTGATCGGCAGTGGATAGAGAATTGATAAAGCTCGGAGCAAAAATCGAGCTTGCAAGGCGCGACTTTTTTGCTTACTGTAATTTAAAGGCTCCTGACTTCTACAAAGCAGATAGACGATATTTGGTTGATCTTTGTAATGAGTTCCAGGATTTTATACAGTCTGACGACGAAGTAATGATCGTAAACGAGCCGCCCCGACATGGCAAGTCTCGGACTGCCGGACTGCTGGTTGAGTGGGCGCTGGGAAACGATAAAAATCAAAAGATCATGACGGGCTCATATAACGAAACGCTTTCAACTATGTTTTCTAAAAACGTTCGTAACGACATAATGGAGGCTAAAGCCGATGTATATAAACCCGTTTTTTCCGACGTGTTTCCCGGAGTATCGATTAAGCGCGGCGACGGAGCAATGAATTTATGGAGCTTGGAGGGCGGATATAATAATTATCTTGCAACTTCTCCGACCGGTACGGCGACGGGATTCGGCGCAACGCTGCTCATTATCGACGACCTTATAAAAAATGCCGAGGAGGCAAATAACGAATTGACAAAAGAAAAGCACTGGGCATGGTTTACAGATACTATGCTTTCCCGATTGGAGGAGGGCGGAAAAATTATAATAATTATGACGCGCTGGGCTTCGGATGATTTAGCGGGCCGCGCTTTGGAGCATTTTTATGAATCAGGAGCTAAAGTCCGTCATATCTGCATGAAAGCGTTGCAGGACGATGGTTCTATGCTTTGTCCTGAGGTTTTGTCATACAAGTCGTATATGTCTAAAATCAAGGCTATGGGCGCCGATATAGCGTCGGCCAATTATCAACAGGAACCGATAGATATCAAGGGCCGACTGTATACAAGCTTTAAAACCTATAATAAACTGCCGCAGGACAGCGGTGGAAGAAGCCTTTTAGAGGGAATATACAGCTACACTGATACGGCGGACGAAGGAAGCGATTATTTGTGTTGTGTAATCTGGGGCGCGTATATGAAAGAGGCGTATATACTTGATGTTTATTATACTCAGCAAGGAATGGAAATAACAGAAAAAGAAACTGCGGGCAGATTTTTTGAATTTAAGGTAAACAAGGCGAGGATAGAAAGTAATAACGGCGGTTCAGGCTTCGCAAGAAACGTTATACGCATATTGCGGGAACAATTTTCAAGCAATCAGACCGTTGTAAAATGGTTCCATCAATCGAAAAATAAGAAAGCGAGAATCATTTCAAATTCCACATGGATAATGGAGCATGTATATTTTCCGCAGAACTGGAAAGACAAATGGCCGGATTATTACAGCGCAATGATAAAATATCAGCGCGACGGAGACAACCGTCACGACGACGCGCCCGACGCGACAACGGGGGTTGCGGAAACTATGTATTTGTTAGGAGCGTGAAAAGGTGGGTGTAATACAGAAATTGAGTGAGAATATAAAGCGGGGGCTGCGAAGCTGGCTAAACGTTATGCCCGCAAATCCCTACAGCATACAGATAAACGAGGTTATGGACTTTGAAGTAAACGCTATCCGTAACCGGATATGGTACAGAGGAGACGGAAACGAGCTTGAACAGCTTTACGGCAGCGTTTCAGAATATGCCGATAAATATAAATTTTGGGCGTCTAAATGCTCACGTGGAATGGAAATGCGTAAAATACATACAGGACTTCCGTCGTTGATTGTCAAAACGCTTGTTTCGGTTACTCTTTCAGATATGAACGACTTTGAGTTTAAAAAACCCGCGCATGGAGATATATGGAGCAATATCGAAAATGAAAACAGTTTCCGAAAAAATCTTGAAGCAAATTTAAGAGAGCTCCTTTTTATCGGCGACGGCGCTTTCAAGATTACAATGGATTCTGATATAAGCAAATATCCTATGCTTGAATGGTATCCGGGCGAAAGAATAGAGCTTGTATACAGACGCGGCCGACTTCATGAGGTCGTATTCAAAACGCTTTTCAGGGAACATAGACGAGAATATATACTTTGTGAGCGTTACGGCTTCGGTTACATAAAAAGCGAGCTCTGCTGTGATGGTAAGCCCGTTGATATGAGCGCAGTCTCAGCTCTTAGCGATCTTAAACCCGTTATTGCGTTTGATAGGTCGCAGATACTTGCAGTACCCTTTAAAATATTTGAAAGCGCAAAATATAAAAACAGAGGCGGAAGTATTTTCGACGGTAAGCTGGACAGCTTCGACGCCTTTGACGAGGTATGGTCGCAGTGGATGGACGCGCTGCGTGCCGGAAGGTCGAAAACCTATATACCGGAGGATATGATCCCGAAAAATGAGAATAACGGAACGCTGTTGAAACCAAACCCGTTTGACAACAGATTTATTCAGACCGCAAGCGCGTTTGCCGAGGACGGAAGACCGGGTATTGAAGTAAAGCAGCCCGACATTCCCCACGACAGCTATCTTGCAAGCTATGTAACCGCGCTTGATTTGTGCTTGCAGGGGATTATAAGCCCCTCGACATTAGGAATCGACGTAAAAAAGCTTGATAACGCAGAGGCGCAGAGAGAAAAAGAAAAGGCGACTCTTTATACAAGAAACGCTATAGTTGAAGCTATGCAGGAGCAGCTTCCTAAATTAGCGGCCGCCTGTATAAACGCGTATATTATGTCTCTGGGAAAAGCTCCGGAGGAAGTCGAAGTCAGTATTCCGTTCGGAGAATATGCTAACCCTTCGTTTGAATCTCAGGTTGAAACGGTATCAAAGGCCAAGCAGGGAGGTATTATGAGTATCGAGGCAAGCGTTGAGGAACTGTACGGGGACAGTAAGGACAAGCAATGGAAAGCGGAAGAGATACAAAGACTTAAGGAAGAGCAGGGCATAGCGCAGATTGACGAAACTCTGATTAATGACGATACGTTTGATTCTGAAACGATTGAACCGGAGGTATAAAAAATATGCCTGATTACGATATCAGCGAAGCTTTTGCCCGTATTGAGAATGAATTGATTTCGTCTATGTTCCGCAACTTTAAACGCCACCGCGCGGAAGAAACAAAGGAGGGCTATAACTGGGAAATGTGGCAGACCATTCAACTGAAGGTTATGGAAGAATACCGCCGGAAGAATAAAAAGAAATTTTCCAAGGAATTTGCTTCTCTTAATGCAAGAATAGATGAATTTATCAGACAGGAGAGAGCCGACGGATCGGCAAATCAGGAAATAAAAATACTGGAAGCTATTAAAAAGGGTTATAAGCCGAAACATATATTCAGCGGTCATGCTGAAACGTCAGCAGAATTCATAAAAATGAATACCCGTAAAATGGACGCTTTGATAAGGGCGACCGTTAACGACGCTGAACGCGCCGAGCATGCCGTGCTTCGTATGGCAAACGATCAGTATCGAAAGATCGTATTTAACGCTCAGGTTTATGCGGCAAGCGGGGCGGGAACATATGAAAAGGCTGTTGACATGGCGGCAAAGGATTTTCTAAGAGCCGGAATAAACTGTATTGAATACAAGAACGGAGCGAGACACGGCATTCGTGATTATATATCTATGTCGTTGTCAACCGCGGGCAAAAGGGCGTATTTGACCGGAGAAGGGGAAATGCGCAGGGAATGGGGCGAGAGCCTTGTTATTATGAATAAGCGCGGCAATCCGTGCCCTATGTGCGCTCCGTTTGTAGGCAAAGTACTTATCGACGATGTATGGAGCGGGGGCAGACCGGACGGAAAGCATATGCTTATGAGTACAGCTATAGCAAAGGGACTTTACCATCCGAGATGTAAGGACGGTCATACGACGTATTTTGAGGGTATTTCTGACGAGGGTAAACCTTATACAGAATCAGAACGGCGGGAGCTTATAGAACAGTACAATGCCGAACAGAAACGAAGGTATGCCGAAAATCAGTCGGAAAAGTTCAGAAGAATGTCCGAAAATTTTCTTGATGAAGACAATAGACGTGTGTACGGTAAAAAAGCTGACGAGTGGAAAAAAACGGCGGAAAATTATATTGACAATTCAAGTAGAAGTGGTATAATAAAGGCAAGTGAAAGAATTGAAATTCATCCCGATAAAATCAATAAATTTCTATTAAAACCAGGCGCAAAACATTCCAAGGAATTTTTTGATGTAGGATACAATGAGAATGATTATGAACGCCTTTTCAATGATATCACTTCGGAGTTTGATAATTCAAAAGTCTTAGATATAAAAAAGAATGAGGATGGAACAGAGGATTTCAGCACATTTATGTATCTCGGTGTTAATAATAAGAAAAGATTCCGAATTGTTTGGAGAAAAGATACTCCAGAAAGTAAACCACGGTTGATAACCGGTCATAGAGAGGATTGATATTATTGTTTAATTTATATGATAAAGTTATAATAAAATCGAAGAATCTCCCCGGTACAATAGTTGATATCGTAAAAACCGGAAGCAAAACAGTAATAACTGTTGAAAGTGACATCAAAGGAAAACGCAAAGACGGTTATGGAGGAGATTTTCCACTTTTTAATTGCAGTGAAGAAGATTTAAAGTTGTTATAGCCGCCTTGATAAGGCGGTTTAGTTATATCACAATTTAATACAAATCAGCGTATGCCTAAAGGTATGCGCTATTTTTATGCCCAAAAATAAAATAACTGAAAGGATTATTACTATGTTAGTAGAAGTATCGAAAATCAACAAGCAGGAAGTAACTGTTGTAAGCAGTCTTGATGTAGCGGAGACGTTTGAGAAACGTCATGACGATGTGCTGAAATCTATTCGTAATCTTGGCTGTTCAGACAAATTCCGACTCCGCAATTTTGCGGAGTCGACATACATTAATGAGCAAGGCCGTAAACAGCCGTGCTATTACATGACAAAAAATGGATTCTCATTTTTGGTAATGGGCTACACAGGCAAAAAAGCTGACGCTTTTAAAGAGGCTTATATAAATCAGTTTGAAGTCATGGAAAATATTCTTAAGGGCAAGCTTATAGAACGAGAAAAGGGGATCGCAGTCAGGCAGTCGCTCACGAAAGCCTTGCAGCAGTCTACTGAAAACGAAAGAATGCACGGTCATGCGTATTCGACGTATACAAACTGCATTTACAAGGTTTTGTTCGGCATGAACGCCAATAAGCTGAGAGAGCATTACGGTATTCCCAAAAAAGATAATCTCCGCGATTGTTTTACAGCGGAACAGCTCAGAGATATAGAAAGCATGGAAATGCTCGTGTCGTCTTTGATTAATTGCGGCTGGGGTTACGACCGGATAAAAAGCTTCATAGAAGTAACGAATGTTAAGAAAATAGCTTGTTAAGCGTTTCGGCAATAGCCGGAGCGTTATTTTTATACCTATTTGGGGGTGATAGCATATGAAACGCAAGCTTATAGGCAGACAGTGAAAGGAGGCGATCCGCACATCTCGTCCGAAGCGTACGTCAACGCTCCGCGCCCCGAGCACGGCATAAAACTGCTTAAATATTTTTTGGAGGTAATGTTGTGGAATTTTTAAAAAAGCTTTTAGGCGACGATCTGTATTCGCAGCTTGAAACTAAAATTAACGAGTATAACAGTACTAAAACAGATAAGGAAAAGCAAATAAAACTGGCGGATATAGGCAGCGGTAATTACGTGGAAAAAAATGAATATGAAGCCCTTAACGGTCAGCTTAACGGTAAACAGACTGAACTTGAAACCGCAAACGCTCTTATAGAAGACCTTAAAAAAGGTAATAAGAGTAACGATGACTTACAGAGTAAAATCAGCGAATACGAGGAGCAGGTAGCGGACCTGCGGACGCAGCTTGAAGAAACCAAGCTTAAATCAGCCGTCAAGGTCGCTCTTATGTCTGAAAACGCGGTTGACGTTGATTATCTTACATTTAAGCTGAACGAAAGCGGCGAAACTATTGAGCTTGACGAAAACGGGAATATAAAGGATTGGCAGGATAAAATTTCAAATCTGAAAACTAAGTTTCCGAAAATGTTTGAATCCGGCGATAGCGGAGGGTACAAGATTCTGGGGGATAACAGACTTCCGAACGGAGGCGGAGAAACAGTACTTACCAGAAACGACATACTGAAGAAGCCGTATGCAGAAAGAGCGGCTCTATATTCTGAAAATCCGGACGCATACAACGAAGCTATGAGTAAATAAGAAAGGTAAAGGTGAATCATAATGGCAGCAACAAAATTAGGAGATATTATTAATCCTCAGGTAATGGGGGATATGATTGAGGCGAAAATAACCGCGCTTTGTAAGCTTACTCCTTATGCGAGGGTTGATACTACGCTGCAAGGAACTGCGGGAGATACTAAAACCGTTCCGTCGTGGAATTATGTGGGAGACGCGGAAAACTTCGATCCGGAATTAGGCGAGGAAATGCAGACCTCTAAACTGACCGCTTCAAGCACAACGTTTACAATTAAATGCGCCGGAAAGTCTATTTCAATATATCAGACTGCGATTAACAGCGGTCTTGGCAATCCAATAGGTCAGGCTGAAACTCAGTTGTCTAAATCAATAGTCGGTAAGGTCGATAACGACGTTCTTGACGCGGCGTATACAGGAACTAATATATACGCGGCGTCAACGCTCGCGGCGGTATCCTATGACGGTATAGTGGACGCCAATGCAAAATTCGAGGACGAAGAAGATGGAATAGAAAAGGTGATGTTTATAAATCCCGCGCAGGAAGCTACTCTTCTTAAAGATGACGATTTCCTTTCTGCCGATAAATTTACCGGAGGCGTTGCCGTTAACGGGGCGATAGGCAAGATTGCGGGCTGCTGGATTAAGAAGTCTAAAAAGGTTAAACTTATACAGTTTGAAAAAGCTTCCGACGGAACGATAACCATTATAGCAGAAGACGGTACGGAATCTTCGACGGCTAAAAAGCTTTCGTCTGTTCAGCCGTATTGCTCTTCCGTACTTTCAGTAGGAGATAAGGTAAATACGGTTGCGGCGGCTTCACAGTATTATCTTTGCCCTATTATTAAGCTTCAGCCCGATGACGCTGAAACAGAATATACTGAAGAGGAACTTCCGGCGCTTACTATTTTCTTGAAAAAGGATACTCAGGTAGATCATGAATGGTTCCCGAAAAAGCAGCGTCACGATATTACCGCCGCTAAATATTATGGAGTCGCGCTCACAAACGATTCTAAGATAGTCCTCGCTAAGTTTAAAAAATAAAGGAGAGTAGTCTGATGATCATTTCTGCTGAAGAAGTCCGCAATTATGTCGATTCAGACGAATCCAATTCCATGCTCGAGGCTAAGCTTCGAGCTTTGGAATCGTTAATAAGAAGATTTACAAACAACAATTTTCAGGTAAGAGCAATTAGATCGCGGTCGGCAATAATGGACGGGAAAATACTAAAACCTCCGCCGTATTTAAAACAGGGCGATACTGTGCAGATTTCTGAAAGCCTGCTTAATAACGGGGTATATACGGTTACGGGACTGGACGAGGACGGAATGACAGTTGACGGAGAACTTAAGAGCTGCGTTAAAAATCTTATAACAAAAGTGGAATATCCCGAAGATATAGTTATGGGCGTAATCAATATGCTTAAATGGGATTTAAATAATCGGGATAAGGTAGGAGTGCAGTCTGAAACTCTCAGCCGTCACTCTGTTACGTATTTCAATATGGATCGGGACAATTCATTAATCGGATATCCGAAAAGCCTTACAGATTTTTTGATTCCTTACATGAAAGCGAGGTTTTAGGGTGAAAAGTATTGGAGGAAACATTACAGCCGAACTACAGCTATATACGTCCGCAAGTAATGCAATCGGTGAGGCTGTAAAAACGTGGGAAACAGTTCGGTCACTAAATGGGTGGCTGGACCTTTCCGACGGTAATGCAAAATACAATGTTTACAATACGAAGATACAAGAGTCAACCCACGTTTTTATATCCGATTACACTGCTATCGGCAGTCATATCAGCGCGGAGAACTGCCGCTTATTGATAAATAACAAGGTATATGACGTTGTGTTTATTGATAACCCTATGGAATTAAACCGGCAGTTAGAATTTTATCTGAAATATACGGGGGGTCAGTAAATGAGCGTGGAATTTACCGATAACGCCGTTAAGGTTAAGGCGGCGATGAACGACGCGCTCAACAGGTGGTTATATGAATCGGCGGCTGAGCTTGAATCGCAGGTTAAACAAAATACCGCGGTTGACACGGGGCAGTTAAAGGGATCGTGGGATTTTTCAGTCGATGAATCAAAAGGGGAGGCTGTTATAGGAAGTCCTCTTGAGAATTCTATTTGGGAAGAATTCGGTACCGGCGAATACGCAATGAACGGAGACGGCAGAAAAGGCGGGTGGTATTATGTTGATTCGAAAGGAAAGGGGCATTTTACAAAAGGTAAGAAACCAAGACGCGCGCTTCATAAGGCGTTTCACGCAAAAAAAGCGTTAATAATCCGAAAAGCCGAAGAGATATTAAAATCAGAGGTGGGAAAATGACAATAAACGGATTGAAATATATAGCCGCACAGCTTGACTCAGCTAAAATACCTTATTGCTTTGAGGAATGGTCTAAGGAACTGCAATACCCTTATTTTGTAGGCGAATATACTGAAACCGAGCCGCTTAATGAAGACGGCGAGTGCGAAAGCGTATTTATTCTGACCGGCACAACAAGAGACGCCTGGTTAAGTCTTGAGGTCGAGAAAGAAAAAATAATAAATCTTTTCCCGGAGGTCGGCGTAACGGCAATACTCGAAAATAAAGCGGGTATTGCCGTTTGCTATTGTTCTTCCATGCCGATTCCCACCGGGGTTGACGAACTTAAACGAATACAGATAAATCTTAAAGTAAAAGAATGGAGAGTAAAGTAATATGGCAAAAGAATTTTTATCGTCAGGTATAACAGAAAAAACACCCGGCAATACATTATTCGGGGCTGGAACAATTCACAAAGGGCTTGCTTACGGCACATATTATGTGCGTACGCAAGATACGGAAAAGCAGTCGGGCAAAACGTATTATGAACAAAAGGGCGGAAGTCAGGGGAGCGTTTCATATGAAGAAACTACAGATGAATCGCTTATTCCCGGTAAGCCTTATTATGAAAAGTATACCGGCTGGAACGGGATTCAAACAATTATAGGCGCGACCAGCGGAGGAACTAAGCTTACAATAAAACCGGAATTCAGCGACATTGAGGTTGACGGGGCGACAGTAAAGGTTAAGGGGCTGGCCGTAAAGACGGGAGAAACGGCGACTATTGAAACAAATATAATAGAGGCAACCCCTGATATTTTAAAGTCAATGGTTGTCGGAAAAATAAATACGTCTAATGAAATTCTCTCGTACACAGAAATCATATCTAACTCTAAAATAAGCGAGGGAGATTATATCAAAAATTTGGGTTATGTAGGACGGACGCTTGATGGAAGGGCAGTAATAGTTATTTTTGAAAACGCTCTTTGCACAAGCGGACTGGAAACAGAGGGCAAAAACAAAGAAAGCAGCGTTCTAAAGGCTACGTTTGAATGCTATGCGAATCTTTCGGAAGATCCGACGGCTCTTCCTTACCATATATATTATCCCGGCGGATCTATATAATAAATCGTAAGTTAAAATAAGAAAGAGGTAATAAAATGTCAGAAAAAAATTTTGAATTAAGAAAACTACGAACAAAAGACCTTTTTCCGATGATGAAGATTCTGTCTAAAATCGGTATCGGAGAATTTAAAAAATGCTTTGAACTCGACGACATAAAAAACGTGGTAGGCAGAGAAGCGGATTTGGGGGCGATCGGTATCGGCGTTCTACTCGACGCGGCCGATGTACTTCTGAAAAATATAGGCTCATGCGAAAAAGAAATATATAGCTTTCTTGCAGACTTAAGCGGCTTGAGCGTTAAAGATATCCAGGAGCTTGATATGGCCGTATTTGCAGAAATGATTGTCGAGCTAATTATGAGAGACGAATTCAAGGATTTTTTTTCGGCTGTATCGAAATTGATAACCAAGGCGAAATAAAATTAATTGATTCGATGTTTTCAAGGTACGGAAATGCGGAAACGCTTCTTGACGGTTACATATCGACGGGGCGTTTCTGTATGTTCCTTAAAGAATTTGAAAATTTATGCACAGAAGAGCGTGCTTGGGATGTGTGGAAGCATAAAATAAACGGTAAATCGTTCGCTGAGTTTTACAGTCAGATTAAACAGGATGAAAAGCCGGAAGCGAACGCCGAAGAAATCAACAGGGAAGATGTGAAAAGTACTGTTTGTCAGAGCTTAGACATCTTATCGGGGTTTAATCCGTATGAGGAGGTGAGTTAATGGAGCTTTTTAGGCTGTTTGGAAAAATAGCGGTGGATAATTCAGAAGCTAATAGAGCGATTGAGGATACAACTAAAAAGTCAAAAGGAATCGGTGACGGCTTCAAAGAAAGCAAAATTTCGATTGGGAAAAGTCTTAATGAAATTGCTGCTGAAAGCGGGAAAAATATAAACGAACTAAAATCTGATATCATGAAACTTGCGAGTGAATACAAAAAGCAAGGAATGGATGCCAGTACGGCAACAAAAAAAGCGTATGCCGATTTTGGCTATACGGCAAAGCAAACACATAAAAATGTTGAAGCCGAGGTTAAAGATACTGTTGAGAAAATAGACGACGCATTAGGCGAATCATCAAAAACCTTTAACGACACTTCACAAAAAGTAGCGGATACTCTTAGTGATACAGCAGGAAAAGCCGAACATTCCGAAAGCCGCATGACTTCCGCATTTAAGAAAATCGGCGCGGCGGTTGCTACTTATCTTGCCGCTGACAAAATAAAAGAGTTCGGTCAAGCGTGCGTGGATATGTCTGCGGAGGTATCGGCAGAACAGTCGGCATTCGAGCAAATAATGGGCGATTATTCCGATACGGCGCAGGAAAAGGTAAACGAAATCGCCGACGCTACAGGAATGGTGAATACCCGTCTCACCCCGTACATGACTTCAATGACGGCTAAATTTAAAGGTTTGGGCTATGACATAGGGGACGCTACGGACTATGCGAAGCAGGGGCTTAATATTGCAGCCGACGCGGCCGCATTTTGGGATAAATCCTTAGACGATTCCATGTCCGCGCTTAACAGCTTTGTTAACGGCTCATACGAAGGCAGCGAGGCTATAGGGCTGTTTGCTAATGATACGCAAATGGCCGCGTATGCTGTTAAAGAAGGGCTGGTAAGCGAAGCGAAGGAATGGTCTAATCTTGATGAGAAAATAAAGCAGGCCACAAGGCTTGAATATGCCGAGAAAATGCAGAAGGCTTCCGGAGCGGTAGGACAGGCGGCTAAGGAATCAAAGCAATACGCAAACGTACAGGCCAATTTAAATGAAAAATGGAGGCAGTTCAAAGCGCAGATAGGGGAGCCCATTCTACAGAATATTGTACTGCCTGCTATGGATAAGCTAAGCGGTTTCATTACAAATAAGCTTTCACCCGGATTTGATAATCTGAAAAAGAAAGTCGCTGAAAATAAAGACCGGCTTATAGCTTTGAAAGATAGGTTTGTTGATTGCGGAAAGTATCTTATAAATACCTTTTCGCCCGCATTTTCCAGTTTGAAAAAGTTATTTATTACGGTTAAGGACGCGATAAAGCCACTTATCGACAGGGTTATAGGGTACTCCGAGTCAGGAGAAGAGGCAACGTCCTCTACAAGTTTGTTGAAAGAGGCTATACAGCTTGCGGCGGATGTGATAGAAAAAACAGCCGATATTGTGTCGGATTTTATAAAATGGCTATCCGGCGGAAGCGCAGAGGCGGAGGCATTTAAAAGCTTTATAATCGGCGTTTCTACTGCATTTGTAACCTATAAAGGCGTTATGCTTGCTACTAATACGGTAATGGATAAAGGCAAAAAGGCAGTAGACGCTTATAGAAAAGCGCAGCAATTATTAAATACGACAAACCCTTTTGGATGGGCGGTAATCGCTATTTCCACTCTTGTAGGTTTAGAAACCAGTCTACGTAAATTACCTACTCCAACTGAAAAAATAGTTGCTGAGTTTTCAAAGCTTTCAGAGGAAGAGCAGGCTTTGGTTGACGAAACAAAGGAACTTAAAGCTCGTTACGAAGATTTGTCGGAAGCTTTTGATTCAGCTATGGGCGATAACCAAGCCGAATTTGATTACTATAAAGACCTTTCAGAGGAACTGGATAACATAGTTGACAAAAACGGAAAAATCAAGGAAGGGTATGAAGACAGAGCGGCAGTTATAACAGGCGAGTTATCTGAAGCCCTCGGAATAGAGATTGAAACCACAGACGGCGTTATCCAAAAATACACAGAGCTACATGACAATATCGAAAAGGTCATTGCAATTAAGGAAGCGGAAGCGGCAATTGAATCCGTCATTGACTCTAAAGGACAATGGGTGGCGGAGATGAATGCCGCTTATGAAGATATGATTGGGTACGAACTGGCACTTCAGGAAGTAAATGGTCAATTGATAGCGAAAGAATCGGCGAAAAAAGATTTGATGAGTATGACAAATGATGAAATACAGCGAGCATACGGAGAATATGAAGATTATGCTTCTGTAGTTACCGATCTTAACGCAGAAATCGAGGGGCTTACTGGAAGGCAGGGGGAACTTAATGGGTCACTGAAGGAAAGCGAGGATATTTACTACGGCTTAAAAACTAAAGTAGATAATCTTGAGGGTGTGCAATCTGCGGTAGTTCGCGGCGAAGTAGACGAGATAAACAAAGCTCTTGACGACTTGTATCAGGGATTCGTTACTTGCGAATCAGGAACTGAAAGAAGCTTAAAAAATCAGCTTGATAACTACAAAAATTACTATGAAACACTCAAAGAAGCACAGGACAAAGGTAATAAAAAAGTTACAGACAGCATGGTTAAGGACGCCAAAGAAAGGTATGCCAGGGCAGAAACTGAATATGACAAATTTATTACAATGTCCGGCGAAAAAGGGGGCAAGTCCGGTTGGAAATTTGCGACCAGTTTAAAGGAAATGGCGGCTGAAACAGAAAAAAGCGGTAAGGAATTAGCTCAATCCGGGTTAAACGGAGTAAAATCAGTTGACTTTGGTCCGGCAGGAACAGAAGCGGGCAATCAATTCGGACTTAGTTTGAAAAATGTTTTTAATGATACCGTAGGCTCTATAATGGAAAAAATAAACAGTATTAACATTTCGAATATACCGGGGGCTACAAAATTAAATGTTAATATACCTAAATTTGCTACGGGCGGAATAGTAGACCGAGCGACTATTGCACAAATAGGAGAGGACGGTCCCGAAGCGGTTGTTCCGCTGAAAAACAACACAGAATGGATTGATCGTGTTGCGCATAAAGTAGCTGAAGCTATGGGTAACGGCGGTACGACAGTAAATTATATCTTTGAAAACGTAAGCATAAACAGCGATGAAGATATAGAAGAGTATGCATATAAGCTTGAGGCAATGCGGCAGAAAGCCGCTTTAGCTATAGGAGGCGTTTAATATTGAGTTATTTTATATTTAAAGGCGTTGACAGCCGTACTTTAGGCGTAACTTCAAAATCTGCAATCCCTCCGATTGCAGAGCGCGCTTTTAAAACCACGGAAATACCGGGCAGAGCGGAGCCTCTGAACAGGCTTGACGTTATGCGTAAAAACATAAAGCTGCCTATTACGTTGAGCATTGTTGATATGAGTAAGCTTTCAGAAATAAATGCGTGGCTTCAAGGCAAAGGCGATTTAATTTTAAGCGACGATTTATCCAAAAAATATCGCGCGTATATTAATCAGGCAATATCGCCCGCCCGTTTATTAAAGCTTTATGGCAGCATACCGATTATATTTACAGTTGAGCCTTTCCGATATTCCGTCACAAACCCGTTTGTATCAACGCCTATGGGAATGGACGACGATACGCTTACAGGCTCGATGACGATAATAAACAACGGTACTGCTGAAAGCGAGCCTAAATGGTATTTCAGCTTTGCGGGAAAGCTCAGGGTTACGGTCAACGGCAGCGAAAACCCTCTTGTTATTACAACGCCCGGAGAATATACCGGTGAATATGAGGCGGACGTTTCAGGCGGTACGGCTAAGTATTACTACGATTACAAGCAGCAGAATATCTATGTTGACGTTTCGTCAAGGCTTGCGTATATGTTTTCAGGCAGTAAAAAGCTTGTGGTAGTAAACCAGACTGCGGGAATATTCCCCGAGCTGAAACCCGGAGAGAACAGCATAGTCGTCGAGCTGGTCCAGGAGGAGTGGGAGCACGACGGAAGAATATACAAGTCTCATAACCAAAAGCTCCAGTATTTGGGTTACAACAAAAACGAGAGGTGGTATTGATGTATGACTACATAAGCGTGTTTGCGCCCGACGAAACCGATTTTTCTCACAACGGCTTGCGTATACTTGTGCCTACCTCTTGTGAGATTACAGAGGTTTTAAACGGCGAATACTCATTAACAATAACACACCCGCGCGATGAGTGGGAAAACTGGAAATATATCCGAGAAAACTATATTATAAAGGCGCAAGGACAGCTTTTCAGAATATACAGGAAATCGCTTTCAATGTCGGCGGACGGAAATTACGAGGTCAAAGCGGACGCTATGCACATCTTCTACGACCTTAATTATTACTTTATCCGTGACACCCGTCCTATGATGCAGACAGGCAGTGACGCACTCAACTGGATTGTTACTCACACATACACCGACAGAGGAAGCAGCACGGCGGATCAGCCTGCCGAACGCTTTCTGTTTTCAACGGACATAAAGCCCTCCGGAGAGTTTCCGTCCGCCGACGATTTAAAAACGGCTTATTATGAAAAAATGTCGGTTACCAAAGCGTTGATCGGGGCGGATAACTGCTTTATAACCGTTTGGGGCGGAGAGCTTTTAAGGGATAACTTCAATGTTGTAATTAACAGGCGGAGGGGCGAGGATAACGCCTTTTCCATACGATACGGCTTTGACATGACGGAAATTCAACAGGAGGTCGATTATTCGAATTACTGTTCCACAATCTACTACGAAGCGACTATTTACAATGAAAGCATTGTGAACAATGAAAAACAGAGAAATGAAACGGTACTGACGGGTACGGCTTCGCTTAATACTCTTGATATGGCGGTCCTTCCAGTTCCGCCTATGCAGTTTTACAGCTTTGAAATCAATATTAAAGATATAAAGCGCATTGTTAAAGGTACTGTAAAAAAAATAACCGATCTTCCGGTTGAAGGCAACAGCATGGGCGATATTTATTATGTTGAAAAACTCGCGGACGGCACAGGCGCATATTATGTGTGGGCAAACACATCGCTTTCAGAATCGCCCCAGTGGACATTAAGCGAAATTCCTACGATAGCGGAAATGAAAACCGCCTGCGAGGAACGCGCAAAGGAATATATGCTCATCAACTGCCAACCGAGTATAAATTACCGAGTAAGCTTTGCCGACCTTAAAAACTATGATTTATATAAAAGCTTTATAGGCTTACAGGAATGTAATTTAGGAGATATAGGGACGGTTTATCATGAGCTGTTAGGAATAAACACAACGCAGCAGATCGTCAAGAAAACAATCGACGGCATAACGGGCGAAGCTATCGGTATAGAGCTTGGCTCTCTGCGTAAGTCTTTTACCAGCGACGGCAGAATAAACGGCGGTATAAATTCAGTACAGTCCGAGCTGATAAAAAATGAAATAGCCGCTGAGAACACATGGGAGAATCTCGGTAATTTAGGCTATGAAATGCAGGACTTAAACCTTTCATGGACTGAGCTGACGGGAAATCCAATTGTAGGAGGCGTTGACTAATGCCGCTTGTTAATATACCGGCTAATCGAAACGTAGGAGCTTGTGTCGGAGACATAAACGCCAACTTTAAATACCTTGACAGAGAAAGCAAGGATAAAAGCGGAGAATATACGCAAGATACTCAAGCAAAGGTCTGGGTGATACTTCACAGCTTAAACAAAAAGCCGTCGGTTACAGTCGTAGACGATACCGGAGCGGTTGTTCTCTGCGATATAGAGTATACGAATGAAAACACCGTCACCCTTCGGTTTTCCGAGCCTACGGCGGGAACGGTTTATTTAAATTAACGCTTGACATATTTTATGAAAAATTGTATAATAATAAAAAAGGGCATACCGATAGACGGTCGCTCCCAAACTTTAGGATTATACAGGATAACCGCTTAAGTTGACAGCTGTGGGCGGTTATCTCTTTTTATTGTCGTTTTGAAATATCTGAATGATATTGCATACAACAAGCGCTAATGTCAGGAAATCGTTCCATGTCATTGGCTTTCACTCCCTTCCGGGAGCAGGATTGACCGCCTACCGTTTTAGGTATGCCTTGATACAAATTATACAATATTATGTAATAAAAGTCAATATTTTACAAAGCGTTCCGTAAGGGGCGCATTTTTTATGTCCAAATTTAAGAAAAGAGGTTTTATTATGAGTGTAAAAGCGAAAACTGGAATTGATTTATGTAACAATCAGCTGCTGAACGCGGTACTGGAAAACAAGGCGATGTCGTCCGCTCCGGATTCTCCCGTTGCGGGAAGCTTTTTCTGGGACACAACGAACAACTGCCTTAAAATTTACAACGGCTCCGACTGGATAAATTACAACCCGCTTGACGCCTTTGAATTTTCAAGTACTTCAAGCGGAGTTTTAACCGTATTGAAAAAGAAAAACAGCAGCCTTTCGCCATCTGTTCAGAGTATTAAAGTAATTGACCCGAATGCGTTTGAAGAGGCGGGAGCGGCCGCACAGGCTTACGCAAGCGCAAGATCGTATACGGACGCAAAGGTTTCCGCACTGCTTGGCGGCGCGCCGTCGGAGGCTCTCGACACCATATTCGAGCTTGCGCAGGCGGTGGAGGATAACAAGGACCTTATAGAAAGCCTGCAGTCTCTTGTTACAAACGGAGTACACAAGGCTAAAATACTATGCCCTGCTCTTACGCCTGCAAGCGGCGTATGTACTTGGGCGTGCAATCACGGTTTATCGCTTGCTGGAAACGATACCGCCGTACTATGCGACGTGTATACGGCAAGCGGTGAAAAGGTGATGTGCGATATCACGATAAACAGCAGATCAAACGTAATAATCAAAATATCAAGCGACACTACGATAACGGCTGGCTCTTATTACGCTGTCGTCGTAGGATAAGGAGGAGCTTATGAAAAATCTTTCCCCGATAAATGAAAGTAAAGACGCTGTAACCAAGGAGTATGTTGATAACAAGAACTTTGCCGGCAGTACAACGCCAGGCGGGGCGGCTGCAAGCGCAGAAAAACTTACAAAAAGTGTAGGCTCACCGACAGTTCCAATTTATCTTGATAATGGCGTGCCTATGGTAAGCAAGTATACTTTAGGCAGTATGGCGGCTAAGAATGCAGATGATTATTCCAAGGCAAATCATACCCATGATTATCTGCCTCTAAGCGGCGGAACTATGAATCCTGATTCAGAGATAGTCATACCCTACGGAACGACGGGAAGAGCCGCGGGACTCGGAAAAAACGGAGTGAGGGTCTATACCACAAGCAACGGGTCTCCGTGGGCTTCGGGAGTGAGCTTTTATAAAACCGATAAGGAAACCTCGCTCGGAGCAATAGGAGCATACGGACGCACCGACACCCTGGAGTATTACTATATAGGCAGTTATCAGAATCCGGTGGTAAAGATAACGCCCGACGGAAAAATAACTACGGCGGCAGGCGGAAATCTTTTGTATGACGGCTCTATTCTTGGTACAAGCGGAGAAGCTTCAATTTCAGGATTAGCCGACTACTCTGTAGTCTTGATAAATTTAAACGGATCCGCAAGTACCGGCTTTAAATATGGAGTATCGTCGATGATACCGATATCGTATTTATCGAAATCCGCCGATAACATATATCGCATATACGGCGGAATCCCGTCCTCTTCGTATATCACATCAAGCGGTCCGCAGGCCGCTAAGGATATGGGAGGCTATATAACGGCTTCTATGCCGGACAATAACACGCTGGAGCTTGCTATGGATTCAAGCGGTTCCGCAATAGGAAGCGTACAGATATATTCAATAATTTAAAGGAGGATTTTTTAATGAACGATAAGATAAAATACATACTTTCCGTTATCGGAGGGTTTATAGCGACGGTCACAAAGCAATACGGGCTTATACTTCTTTTTGTGGTGATAGGAATAGTATTCGATTTTGTTACGGGACTTGTCAAAAGCAAAATAACGGGCGTACCCTGGTCAAGTAAAAGAGGTTTTATCGGTTTCTGGAAAAAGATATCGCTTCTTGCGGCGTTGTTTTTCGGGGTATTTCTGGACTACTTCATACCCATGTCTCTTGAAAAAATAGTATCTGTCGAAGTACCCTTTGCTTTGCCCTTCGGTTTAATCATCGGAAGCTACATAGTGCTTAACGAATGTATATCAATATGCGAGAATCTCTACGAATGCAACCCGGATATTATTCCGAAATGGATAGCTAATTTATTAAAGAACGCTAAAGGGAAAATTGAGGATAAAAACGGCCAAGACGGTTGACACATACGGTTAATTGTTGTATAATAATAAAAAAGGGGCATACCGATAGACGGTCGCTCCCTCATGAATGATTAAATAAACCGTTCAGTTGGTGGCTGGGGCGGTTTATTTCTTTATGTTCTTAATTACATTATCTAATGCAACAAGAAGCACGATAGCCAGAACTATGTAACATAATTCCATGTCTATCACCTCCTTGCCGGCTTATTTCGCCTGCCCTTAAAGGGGACGATTAAAGTATCTTATGGCGTAAGGAGGTAGCAACCGCCTACCGTTTCAGGTATGCCTTGATACAAATTATACAATATTATGTAATAAAAGTCAATATTTTACAAAGCGTTCCGTAAGGGGCGCATTTTTTATGTTCAAATTTAAGAAAAGAGGTTTTATTATGAGTAAAAAAGTATTTATAGGAGTAGGACACGGAGGAAATGATCCAGGAGCAAACTCCGATTATATGACAGAAAAAGAATATAACTTAAAGACTGCTAAGCTTGTAGCCCAGTATCTCAAAGAGGCGGGAGTGGAATATAAGCTGTCGAGAACTGCGGATGTAGATACCGATATGGACAGCAAGGTCGCAATGTGCAACGCGTACAAGCCCGATCTTATAATAGACGTTCATTACAACGCGGGAGGCGGAACGGGCTTTGAGGTATATTACAGCAGGGTTGGCGGTACTTCGAAAACGCTTGCCGAAAACATCAATACGGAAATGAAAAAGCTTATGAAAAGCAGAGGAGTAAAGACAAAGCTTAATTCTATCGGAAGGGATTACTTTGCAATAATCAGGCTGACCGACGCGCCTGCCGTTTTGCTGGAGGGCGGATTTGTAGACACCAAATCGGACGCAGACTATATCAAGGCAAATTACAGTAAGATAGCGAGAGCTTATGCGGACGGTATTCTGAAAACTCTGGGAATAACGGTTAAGACTGACAGTGTTTCGTCTGCTAAGCCTGTACTGGACAAAACGGGCTATAAGAAGGGCGACAGCACTATCGGCGTGCTTTCCCTTAAAGAGCTGCTGCTCCTTGCGAAAAAGATCGGAATAAATAAGTACGGAATGGATAAAAACATATGGTTTGGAGACGGAACTCTGAACGCAGTGAATTATCTATTAGGGCAATGGGGTTATAAACAAAACGGGATTGCCGGACAGAATTTTATAAAAAGACTGCATACGGAGCTTGAAAAGAAGATGTAATAAGTTAAATCCCCTCGGA